ATCTGGTCATCGTCCATGTCCTCCCACCAGTCTTCGTCAGAAGCGAAAGCGTAGTCCGTCTTCGGGCGCTGAGCTAAACTCTGAGATAAGGATACCGATTCAACTGTCTCCTGGGGGATGTCTTCGTATTCGTCGGAAGCTATTTCTTCTAAAATCGACATTATCGTTTCCTATTTAATAGATACTTTTCTATCGAGTAAACCTATGGCGGGGAATGTAACCGCGCCCCTAAGAAATTTGTTTCCTGCTTTAATTTGTCTCGTTGCTCTCTCTTGATTGCTTTCCGTTTTCTCCGCGGATTCTGTCTCTTTAGTCGGAACCTCAATATCTTTAAGACTTATATTGTCGAAGCTGATAGCACCACTGGCTGAAACCTTCTTACGTCTACCTCTTATAAAGAACCCATTTGTGTCATATACGATAGTTGTGTTTCCTGATTGAGTGTAGTAGACGTTAGCCTCTTTATCGTATATTGCTGTTTTAGGAAGATTAGCCGGTCTGTTTGCTTCGAATATCGCGTCCGCGCTTTCGTGATACGGAACCTCAAATCTGTAATCAACAAAATTACGCCCAACATGAGGCGCGCCCATTAGCATCGCAGCGATATCACCCCCTGCATCCCCTTCCTTTTTAGAATCGGGAAGGTTATTATACGATATCCGGAACTGTTCCCAATATCTCTGCTCCATTGTGGCTTTCTTCAATTTAATGGCGTCACTGTCGCCGTTATCTTTCCTGAACAGCCCTGTCGCAGCGGCATACTGCTTAGCCGCTTGAAACGCTTGGTCTTCTGAGCTAGCCACGCCGGACTCTCTTTTCGTCGCTTGATCATTAATGATAGTCTTAGCCAAGGTTCCCAACACCATAACATGATCGTTAGGATCGTACGCCTGTTGCTCATCAACTGACATGTTTTTATATCTCGCGTATTCCATAATGGCTTCTGGAGTGTTTCCTTTACCAAGGGTCGCCTTAGCGTTCCTCAACCGTCTTTCTCTTATCACATTCTCCAATTTACGTTCTTCAGCTATGTCCAATTTACCCCTTGGTATATCCGATTCGGAATAAGCAGGGTCATTAGCTTTATCGGCTTCCGACTCATAGAACTTCTTGTACGTAGCCTCTGCTATCACCTCGCCGTCTTGATGCCGTTTTCTCAAATCTCTTCGTATGGCGTTTGTTACTTCAGCCGGAAGAGGATTACCTTCTACATCCATAGCAGTATCCGCCGCGTCAAGTTTTTCTTTAAGAGTGGTGAACCCCTTATTAATAGCGATAGACCTGGCCTTAATTATCTCTGTTTCGGAAGCCCCTTTCAGCTCCGCTTCGTACTTCGCGACAAGAGCCGGACTCATAGCCCCACCGTACTTCTGCAGCTTGGCGTAAGCACTCGTAGCTGAATCCGCATCTGCTGAAGCGTCTATTATCGACCCAAAATACGCATCTGTACCGGCCTGAACGTAAGCATCTATTACATCTTTAGTCGCTTTATCCCCATGTTCCTGTTTCGCCAACTGAACCAGATTAGGAGCTATATGAGTCTTATAGTCGTTTATGATATCAAGGTCATTGTTTCTATTCTGAATTGATCTGTTCGTTACGGTCATGTTTCTGGCTTTTACCGTGGAGGTCTGATACTTTTCTATTTCCGATCTTTCGTGCGCGCCCACGTTTGTGACGTACCCCCGCCTGGAGTTCTGGACATTATTCCCAAACATCTCCTGCGCCGTTCCGCTTAACTTAAAATCAGTAATGGCTTTCTGACTTACTTTATCGCTTTGCGAGGAAATTCTTTCCACCGCTCCGAGAGAATCCGCTTCGTTCTTCGCATACTCCTCTCCGGAAAACGCTATCATCTGATTGTCATAAGAGTTAAGCGCGTCACGAACCCGCGTTGTGTCTATCTTTTTTTGGAGGTCTGTAGCAGCGGCGGTAAGAGCGTCCCCGAATTGCGCTCTCTGGATATGCTTCGCTACGCCAAACGCGCCTCTTCCCACACCTGGGGTTCTTAATGCGCCCGTAACCGGTCTCCGTGCTATCGTTCCTATCTTTATGTCCGCCATATTATCTCCCCGCGCTAAAAAACGCAAAATTTTGACTGCCTGTAGATGGCGGTGTTATTTTCTTTTTTGGTATAGCCGCTTTGACATTTGTAAACGAATTACTTAGCGCTCCTGCGTTTGATAACAGTGATGTGGCCCCCGCTAACAACGGAGAGGTTTTTGTGCTTCTGGCAAAATCCGCTCCGGTCAATAGCAGATCTCTCTCTGACTCCAATCCCGCGGCTTCTCTTTCGGAGTTATTAATAATAACCATAGCATCAACTTCACTTTCGGCGTAAAGATCCGACAGATAATCGTGAAAAGACCCCGATTCTGCTAAGAGATTAGAGGCCCCTTGATTGGCTACCTCACGCCCTCTCTTCACACGCGCTCTCCTCCGGAAGTTCTCCACGTCTGCCTCGCCCCTGGCGAGAGCATCCACTCTTGCCTGTTCCGCTCTCTTGGCATTATATTTAGCAATATCGCTTTCGTAATCAGCGGCATCATTCCTTGCTTGGGCAGCTTGGTGTGCGCTATACGCGGACACCCCCACTCCTACCGCCGATAAGATGGCGGGTATAAAAGGGACCACAGGCGCCATAACTCTCTCCTAATTAATTTTCATTACATAAAATAAATCTTGATTATCACCAAAAGTCCTAAGTCCACAGTACTCAAAACCACACCACATTAACCATTTTTTAGAAACGATATTCTCATGATGTACCAAAGTTTCAAGTGAACCCACTTCGTCTTTCATCTGCTTCACAAAACCCTTACTTTTACGAATAACTTCTATCTTTACCTGGTCTAGTTTTTCTGTCGCTACAAACCACGGGGCCCCTACAGGGTCCATGACCGTAGCTCTCCTCACTCCGAACGCCATTATCGCCTCACCATAAAGTAACACCACCCAGGCTTTATCAGACATCTGAAAAGAATAAATAGCAGTAACATCCGCGTTACGCCCCCCTAAAGCTTTAGCAACCACTTCGTCAGACTCTCTAAGAGATCCCTTCATAAAGTCAATATGCTCTCTCTCTGCTTTTACTATCCGTACTCTATCCATCGCCGTATTCTATTTTAGCTGTATATGAAAGAACGGTTAATGGAACCGGATCTACCGTTTGTATATGAACCTTAGCGTCGGTTCCGCTATCTGTAGGGGTAAACGTAGTTTTCTTGGACCCCTCCCAAAGTTCGTTAGACTCTCCGTATTTCTCGTTTTCTCTGAAAGCTATCGGGTCAAGATGGTCCTCGTCCGGACCGACTAACGCTTGCCTGGCGTTTCGCACCCGTATCTCCAGTTCAACTACAGATTTCTCCCGCCCCTGAAGAGAGCTAGACTGTAGTGAGTTATTAGATGAAGCGGTACCCTGAAGCCCAAGAGAAGTAAAGTCGCAAACATATCCGAGCCCCACTACAACGTATGACGCCTCTATACCTAAGTCCACCGTGCCGCTCTCTACCACTAAATTCCTAATTACATTTCCATCAGCTAACGCGACTACAGTTTCCCCCTCCAGATGATCAAGCCCCGATATGACCTGAGCCGGTACGTCATCATACACAAGCCCACTATCAACCATAAAAGCCGTAGACACATCCCCCGCCACTTCTATTCTCTTCCTGGAGCGCTCGATATATCTTTTAGTTTCACCGTTTATAGTCCTATTAACCGCCCGATAAACGACATCTGCTTTAGCGCTTGTTCTTATACTTACTATATCTTCTACCTGATGCGCACCCGAAGAACCTCCGGTAGTATGCTGATGCCACGCCCAGATTTTATGCTTTCTGTAATATGTAAGGCCCAGGACAACGCCATCGTCCCTTACACACCAAACTATTGAGTCCGGATATCTTTGGTAGCACCACGCTACAATATAATGACCTTCAAAAAGATGCTCCCCTAAAATAGATACGTCGTCCCCGTCATACCCTTCAACATCCAGGGAAAACGCGAGATCCTGGACAACTGCGTTATTCCCCTCTAAGAATAAAATCGTCTTACCTACCACGAGAGGTTGTATATATGAGACCCCTATATCTGTCTGCGTAATCATCTTTGGGATATCTGTAGGGGTAACAGGCCCTCCACCCTGGCCGGTAAGACTCCACACAGCTTCATCAGTCCCGATAATAAGCTGCTCCATAGCGACGAACCACATTATCTCGCTAAGTCTCCTACCATCGATATTATACACGTAAGGGTCGCTCGCTTTTAACGGGCTAGATAAATTAAAATTATCTGGGTATTTTGTCTTAGAAGCTTGTATCCTACCAACGCTCTCGTTTGGTCTCCCATAAGTCATCCTCTGCTGATAGAAAGCTAAAACTCCAGGATATGTGTCTTCTTCCGACATAGGGTTCGCCACAATGGGCGCTGAGTCTAGTCTATCCACCCGCATAGTATCCGCCGGTATTTCGTACGAAGAGTCCACCGTGTTTCCTATCTTATAATGCGATCCATTTTCGATAAGGTATACGTTGTAACTCGTGGCTAGTTCATTGTCGTCCCAAGTTAATTCATCCCCCAAGTTCGCAGTAACCTCAGCAGCAGCTACCTCAGATTCGTCTCCGTTCACCCCTACCGCGGTAACATTATAAGTAAAGTTCGTTGATCCGGTCCCCGTAAGGTTAAGTACCTGGGTCATCGACGATCCTTTTTCGTTTTCTATAAACTCCCACTGTTCCACCCCATATCTGGTCAACGTCATTGTAGGGTGGTTCGGGTGTGTTAAATATATTATGTCCTTGTCTTGCGCGAACTTTATATAGGGTAACTCTGCTTCAGAATAAGGGGTCCTAATAGCCAGGATATCATCTTGCACCAACTGCCAGTTCTCGGGAGCAGCTAGAGGAGTGGGTAATGGCGTAGCTACATACACCGTAGCAACATAACAATAATACTTCTCGCCAAGATACGCTACATACGCCCCTAATGGGTAGCTGCTATCATCAGCCCAAACAGTAGCCTCCTCAGATATAAGAACCGCTCCATTTTCCCATATAAAACGCATAAGGTACTCTTCAAGCTGAACCACAAAGTATTGGTCCACCGAGAACTGAAAAGTGAGCATCCGCCCCTTTTTAGAAGAGTCGCTATATTCTACTACATACTCATGCCCGCCCCTGTTCGAGAAGCCCCCGTGGGGGGAAACATAAAAGTTCCGTAGAAGACTTGCCCCTATAGGATATTTATCAAGAGAGGGCCTCTGATGTACTGCAGGAGTTAGCTCCCCGCCGGTAAATGCTTCCTGGGTTACTCTGGTAACGCCCATTAGCCTCGCCTCGCTTTAACAAAAGAACTCTCCTGTTCAGGCTTATGGTTGTCCACATTCGCGTTAAGCGCCTTAGCATTATCCAAAAACGCCTGATGCAAAGTCATAAGGTCCTGGTGTTTCTGGATATCACCTTTAAGAGGTATAGCCAACTGCGCGCCAAGCCAGTACGTTAAATCCAAAATGAAATTTGGAGACATTAGATTAGTATCTTCTACCCTGGCCGTATACTCCATCTCCGCGTCAGCGTAATTAGTTAGAATCCTTTTTTGGTTTAGATCAGATATAGTTACTTCTTTAAACGGGATACCTTTTACCCCGTCGTTTCCGAAGATACTCCCCCCCTGATACGCGGAAGACTCAAGCGGATCTACAATACGTCTTAGTATTAAATTATTTGAAGGTACAACGTACGCATATGACCACCCTGTATAAACTTCATCCGTTAACGCGAGGGGCTTCCTTACACTAGCGAAAGTCCAATCCTGGGACTCCAAAAGAGAATCTTTAGCTAAGTCGTAAAGAAGCTCACACTGCCGAGCGGGTTCTGACAAACCATCAAAATCAGATATACTGCCCGCGCCCACGCGTGATAAGGAGATATTACATATCGCTATATAACCTGGATTAGGCATTCTGCTCCTCCTCTATCAACGGCAGGGCGCCTCACCTAAAAACGCCCCCCGCCGGTAGTCTTATTTGAATATGTTAATCTCACCTTCATCTGTATGAGATTCAGCCAAAGGGCCTTTTCCGCCTTCAGCAAGTTTCTCAGCGTCACGCGGCTGCGTGTCTTTCTCCAGTTTTTCATTTTCATCAGATAACTCCTTAAGTGTTTTAGGAGCTTCGCTCACAGTAGACTCGCCCCCGCCGCTATTGGCGAGAGCAAGTTTTTCCCGTAAACGGTTTTTCATATCTGACTCCAATTCGAAGTGCTTATTAGGAAGAGTGGGATACTCAATAGTTTCACCGAATTTCCACATTCTCCTCTTATAATACGCTCCGCCTTTTCGTTTACAGATATAAGTCGCCATTTAAAAACCTTTCTATTCGTTAGTCTGACGATCAAGGTTTAGACCCGCAATTATCGTACCCGCGGTGAAATCCCCAGAACCCGCAACAGTATAAAGCAGATCAAGATACTGCAGCGCCCCTATCGGGACCATACCCAGAGAGAACTGGTACCCCGCCACCAGGACCGCTTCAAGTATCGCTGCGGTCTGATGCAGCACTATACTTGACCCGTCCATCGGAAGCGCAGAGTCAGTAACCAATGCTACGACAAGAGTCCCATCGTCAGCACCACTATCGAAGTCCGCGATTACCTGGCAAATAACTTCCACCATTCTCTCTCCCTTGGAGACGCCTTTCGCTCCAAGGTCGATAGAAACAGCGGCTCTCGCTGTGGCAGTTATGTCCTGCCCGTCCATGTCAGTACAAAATAAGTTTTCTTTATCAAATACGCCCATCTTATTTACTCCTTTCAAAGAGTTAAGTTTAAAAGAACCTTAAGTAGTTACGTGCTCCTCTGCTACGGTTAGGCTCTCACATTTCTGAACAGGGACACCATCGAAAGAAACGACTTTCCTACCCATGTAGTCGTCCAGAGTAAGATTCACGTTAGATTTCGAGGTTGCCTGTCGTCTCAACCAGGTTCTGATCTTTTTGCCGCAATAAAACACTGGTCTGCCTGCTTCCAGATCCGGAGGCTGCTCAAGAGCCTGGGTCATAAGATCAGAAAGGTTTTCTGAATCGCCGGTAGTACCATCAATGTGAAGATCAGACACATCAATATTAGCGATACGAACTACGTATCTCCAATCGCGAACAGTCAGGCCAATATCCCATTTAAAATGAGAACTAACGCCCATGTACTTATTACCACTGGCGTCATACAGGATCTGCTCACCAAGATCGGTGTGAGTAAGCCCTACTTTTGACCCTTTAGGGAAAATACCATGACAGGTCTGAGGACCCCAGACAACAAGCCATATAGACGCGTTGTCACTATCAGATCCCGCACCATCAATGATATTATACCCGCTCTCCGATGAATCTGTTGAAATAACACTGTAACGCGGAGACAGGCCCAGGAACTTCTCTGGATCTGTATCGGTGTTACCATAGAACAGTGTCTCGGCTACTTCGTTGTTCATCGCCTGAAGGAAAGCCATATCTTCAGATGCGCGAAACTCTTTTGAGTTTCCGTTAAGGGTTATAAGAGACTTGTCAATGTCGGAAAAAGCCTCAAGCATTCCGGTCGTATCAGTTACCTGAGCCGTACGTGCTTTGGAATTTGCGACACCATAATTCAACATTCTCCATGTCGCAGAAGGTAATCCTGTTCGAATGGTGGTCTTGTGACCGGTTGGCAAGTTACCCTCTATAAACGGCATGTCCTGAAGAATAGGATTCCTCAAAGCAAGCTGTTCGATTATCGCGGCTACTCCGCCGTCGGGGTCTTTACGACTCGCCCAATCAGTTAATGTTAAGTAATCTACTCCTACTGTAGTCATTTTCTTCTCCTCTTAAGTTTTATCAGGGTACATAGATTCCCCGATTGTTTTAGGTACGTTAGTTATTTTAGACTTAAGTCCTTCGACCAGTTTGCCCTCGCCGGTAGCCTTGTCAAAATTTACAAGAGTCTGGATCATAGCTTTGTGGTTCCCAAAGCCTAATTGCGCCCCCAACTCTTTTAATCCTGGCGCAGCATACGTACGCATAACTCTCGCAACCCGCTCTTTTGTTTCAGAAAGGTTGTGCCCGCCAATAACAGGATCACTTTCAAGTTCAGATTTCCACTTTGCAGTTTCGTTATTCCAGGCTTCAGTTATCCGCTCATTAATCTTATCGCCGATTTGGTTCGACAGATCAATGTACTTCTGGGCTTGCGCCTGTGAAAGATTATCGGCTTTAGCAACCTCCTTGAACTCGGTCATAATACCTTCGTCCAGGACTTCCTGTCCTTCAGGCAGTTTAAAAGCTTCATACTCTTCCGGAGCACCTTTCTCTTCTTCGCCCTCTTCTTTAGGTTTCTCCTCTTCTCCTTCTTTGGGCTTCTCTTCGCCTTCATCAGGGGGTTTAGGGTCTCCTTCAGTACCAGGGGGCTTATCTACAGGATCCGTGTTAAGCATAGTATCCTGTCCTTTATCGCCCACATCCCCGATGTCAGTGTTATTTTGATCGGTTGTTTGGTCGTTAGTAGGATCAGTCATCTTTTACATCCTCCTCTCCAAATTTTAATACTTCTATTAGTTTCTGAGAGTCCACTTTCATTAGTTGTTTAAATGTAAGCTGAGCCCTCGCCTTAAAACCTTCGTTATAATACGTCATACTATTACCTGTCATAGAAGACCCCAAAAAATCAGAGTCTTCAAAAAAGCATCTGAAATATCTCATACCCGCGGGGGTGTTTATAATAGTTTTAAGATCTTCAAGTTCCTGGATGTCCGAAAGATGAGCCTGTTCTTCTTTCTTTCTTACATCATCTGGATTTCCCGCGTTGTACCCCACTAGATTTCTCCTTATTCGTTAAATGTTGAGTCAGCTTCTTGTGCCTCTCCCCAAGAGGCAGTATGTGCCCGCCAATCAGCTAAAGAAGCATAATAATTATTATCCCCATCAAACAAAGCTCTAAAGACTGGGCCAAGTGTAGAGGGATTAGTATCAATGAAAATATTATTATTACCAATGTATTCTCGTTCTTCCGCGGTGGCCGAATAAAGTAGTATAGCACATTTATACACCCCTGGGTTTTCAATTTCAGTGTGGCTCTCCATTAAAGTTGTATCTATTATATTGTTAGTTAAGGTATTTCCGGGTTGATTAAAACGAACTGCATTAGTTGTTGCCGCTCCACCAATAACGTGATTACTGTCAAATACGCCGGCAGTACCATATGAACGAAGCCCCTCTTTACAATTGATTACTTCATTGTCGTGTATCCAATTGACAATGGGTGAATCAGAATCAATAGCTATTCCGGTATAGGTTTTTTCTACATAGTTATTATGGCAATCAATATACTGTGCATTATACCCTAGATTGATTGCCTCACCTTGCTGATTAGCAATGGGAGCCACTGTATTTGTAAGCGTGTTGTATCTAATTATACAGTTGTTGGTGGTTCTATCAGGGTCAACACCACGGCCAAATTGAACCCCAAATGCGGCATTGTCTGTAAATGTATTTCTCTCAACCAAGAGGTTGTATACATCCCCTACTGAGTCTAAACCTCCTGTGTCTGACCTGTTTAGCTCCCAAACTTCACCCGCATTTTTGACTGTGTTTTCTCTAAATATAATATCATGAGCTGTGCCGGCCAATCCTCCAGATATTTGCACAAGATGTTTACCTATGCCTTGAATCCCTAACCCTTTTCCATCAAACACACAATCATGAATATAAATATAAGATGATCGTTCAAGTATTATTAAGGTTTTATCGGCTAACTCTGCAACCATCTCTACTGCAAGCCCTTCAAAATTGAGATAGCTTTTGTCATTGTATACGGTTATCCTGTTCATCAATGGCCTGGCCCCTGTTCCATAACCTTGAATTGTTACTGGCTTGCCTTCAGCACCAGAACCATTAACAACAAGAGTTTTGTCCCAATATGTATCCTTTTTAAAATTAATATTAACCTGCTCACCACCATCAACCCAATCTTTGATAGAATTGTCACCACCAGTTGTCCAGTTAAGTAGATGTGGTGAACCATAGGGGTCTGCTATTGAACCAGTTCCACTTGAAACGGATACATCATCAATATATATAGTCTGACCACCAGCAACATTACCTATTACAATATATGCTCCTGCTCCGCCTGCTGTTTCAGTTACACTGAAAGTGACAAGCCTCCATGTGTTTTGAGTAGTTGATACCGCCCAAGTATCAAGAAAATCAGAATCATCCCCCTTCCGAATTGCAACAAATGAATTGGAAGTTCCTGTATTGTATATACGCACCCTAAAAGTATATACACGATCAGTGACAGAAGTATATAAATCACTTCGTACTCCAGTAAAGGCTGCATCAGTTGTGATTTTTCTACTATATGTACCAGAAGAGGCTTGTAGCGAGCTTCTTTCATTTTCTGCAGGTGGGCCAACATCTGTCCAATTAGAATCCAGTTCCATATGACCATTTACAACTTCTTCTAGATCATCAACATAAACTGACTGAACTGGATCAAAGACATACGCACCAACTGTAGTGGGACTTGAGCTTGTAGTCACCTCATCAGTCCAGTCCGAACTTTCTGCTAATCTGTCTTCAAATCCTGCAATGTTTTCTGCCATGCCGATTGCAGGTGAGGCATCTTGAAGGGTGAAGTTGTCATTGTCTG